CAGATGATATCGGATGGAAGACGCTTGTTTGGAATGGCATTGAAATGAATGGTGTTGACATTTATACTGTGATGAAATTTGTTAACGCTGATTCCAGGCGCCACTTCGAAGAGCAGAAGAGAATCGTTAAGGGGAATAGCAATCTGTCTAAGAAGTTAGCTTTTTGTGAAGGATGTCACTCACACAAGTCTATTTGTATGTGTGAGAATACTGAACATGAAGTTAAGTATATTGAATCCCCCTACGTCTCAGCTAAGCGACCCACCATTCATTTCGGGAGAAATAAGAATACCACGTGGGACGCCCCATCTGCAGCCCAATTGGCAGAGATGCAATTTGAAGAAGATCTGAAGAAGCCCAAGAAGTATACTAAACAGGCAGGAGAATATGTCCGAAGTGTAGTGAGAGACTACATTAGTTCATTTACTGCGGACTACTCCTGGGATAGTGTTTTTGATCGTTTAGAAGATTTTTCCAATCCGACATTGTCATTTATTGCTAATTGGACGCCCGCTCGCTTCTTTGAGAATAGATATATCCGCCTGTTGTTTGCGTACTGGTATGGATATTTTCCACGTTATGTTCAGTATTTGGGCCTAACGCTAGCTATTTCTTTTACTCTTTTGTTGGGAGCTTTTCTACCACGATCTATTGTTTCTGTTGTGTATATTGTCTTCATTTTCTGTGTGTCGCGTATGTATTTGTGGTTAGTGGAATACAATCTACTTATACAAACAACCCGCGATACCACAGTTGGAGAACGCTTACATCGTATCGAAATGTCTACAAAGATAAAGTACATTCTTGCTGGCAGCGCGTTACTAGCAACAGCATATATGATGTGCCGAAGCTATCGCGCCGCAAAGATGGTATTTGGAGCACAAGGTATGATGCACCCTACACAACGAGAGATTGAGGAACGAGATCGCAACGATATAACAGAGAAAATCAAAGAAGAAATGAACTGGGCTAACCTGCATGTAACACCCGTTCCTGTCTCACATCGCAGCAAGACCACTACTAGCAGCGATCTAAAGAACATGGTACGCAACAACTTGACATTTATGAGCACATCCGTTAATGGCAAATTCTATGGAACTGATGCGTTTTTTGTGTGTTCCAACATTATGTTAATTCCCCATCACACTTGGATTGCTGATGAAATGTTGTGTGAATTCACACGACATGATCGCACATCCATAGGCGGAAATTTCAAAAGCTATGTATCACGCAAGCATTCGGTTGATATACCCGGGATGGATGCTTCTTTAGTCTGGATAGCAAATGGTGGATCTTGGAGGGATCTACGTGATTTCTTCCCTCAAGCTATGCCGGTAGGTAAGAACAATGCTGCTGAATTCATTTGGAAAGATCATCGCGGTATTGTAAAAACATCGCCGACTGCTATCAAACATTGTCAAGCAACTAATGGGCACATGAGTTTCCCTGGGGGGTATTACACTCTTAACTTCAACACGATAGTTGGGATGTGTATGGCTCCATTGGTTAGTGAAACCAAATCACCCTATATTGCAGCATTTCATTTAGGAGGTATCGAGGACACTCCGAGCGGTTGTGGTGGCACTATCCTGCGTCATCAGATAGACGCAGCTATATCAAAGCTAGCCTCAATCCCCTCGGTGTTAATATCGGCAAGTGCGGGAACTATGGAGACTGAAAAGTATGGAGTTCAATTTATGACATCTACTGAGATCCATGAGAAATCTCCCGTACGCCAACTACCCATTTTAGAAGGTGTTTGCCCCAATATTGAAGTTTTTGGAACATGTTTAGGCAGGGTGTCTTACTACTCGGACGTAGTAACATCGTGTATATCTAAGCATGTTGAAACCGTTTGTGGCATTGCTAATAAGTGGGGACCACCTAAGTTTCGCAAAGGGGATCCCTGGCACGCATCATTACAGCATTCATGTCAACCATCTCATGGATTGGAGGGCAATTTGTTAGTACGAGCATGTGAGGATTATTTGGAACCATTCGAAAAGCTATTGAAGGAGTATCATGCGTTGCGCACAAATACTAGACCTCTTACTCGAATGGAAACGGTATGTGGTATCGAT